TTTCGGCCTGCTTTTTCTTTCGCGCGGTCTCGTTTTCCCACGTGCCGGTGAGGATATACATGAAGGCTTGCCGGTAGCGGTTGAGCCGGACTCTGTCTTCGAGCCAGCCGTCGTAGCGCGTGAGCCAGCGGAGCAGCGGCCCCAGGTCGCTCTCGCCGTGCTGCCCGCCCACGGGGCGGTTGACGGCGTACTGGACCATGCGCGGCTGCCACTTGCCCTGGCTGTCCGGCTCGTCGTTCTGCTCGTCGTAGGCGATGTAAGGCGCGGGGTCGCCCTTCGACAGGCTCAGGGCGTCGACGCTGAGCTTGGGCTGGAAGGAAACGGCCTGCTCGATGTCGTTGGCGGATGGGGTGATCGCCTCGATGTCGGCGGCGGCGACGGCGCGCGCGTAGGACTGGCCGCCGGGGTCGGTGGCGATCAAGATGAAGAGTTCGCCGGAGCGGGTCAGTTCGTCGCACCACTCGATACAGCGCGTCTCCATGCGATTGAGTCTGTGGTCCCAAAACTTCGTCAGGAATTTGGCGGTCTCGGGGTGCTTGCAGATGGGGACCAGGCCTCCGCCGACGACGTACTGGCTGGTCAGCTCGACGATGCGGCGCGCGAGCGGGTTGGAGCGCCACACGAGCAGCGCGTCGAGCAAAATCTTTTCGCGGTCGTAGTCGTAGCGGTCGCGCCAGTTCTGTTGAGACGCCTGGCGCGCGCCGAGGATGAAGGTGTCGTCGGTCTCGCGCACGGCGAGCTTCGACACGCTCAGCTGCACCTGGCGGGCGACTTCGGCTTTCATCTGCGCGGCGGTGAATCGCGGGGCCTGCGATTTTGCGTGGGCGAAATCGGAGCGTGCGGCGCGCCCCTTGACTCTCTTTGTGGCTACCCGAATCCTTTTAGCGGCCACGGTCGATCTCCTCGAGCGGGTCGCGGCCTCGCACGACGAGCGTCGGGCCGCCGACGAACCACTCCTGTTCGTCGAGCACGGCGCAGAGGGCGGCGGAAAGAACGGTGTCGTCGTGGACGATCCGGTCCCCGCCTGCGCGGGGATCATCAGCGCGCGTGTTGGGGGGCACGCCCCACCGGAGCGTCTGGTTTAGACCGGCCTCGTACTGCACGGCCTCCAGTTCGCGCCAGAATGTCTCTGAGTCTGGATCGGCCCCGTCCTCCGGGACAGCCCAATCCTGCCAGCGGCCGGTTTCGACGATGCTCAGGAAATCCCAGCCGAGCCGCGATTTGGTCGCGCTGTTGAACACGAACGGGAGCACGCGGCCGGGGAAGGCGGTGTCTAGGAAGCTGGTGATGCCTGCGCCGACTCCGGTCGCGTCGGCGGCGATGTAGCGCGGCTTCCACAGGTGGATGAGCGCGCGGAGTTTGCCATAGAGCGCGGTGTGCTTCGTGCCGACCCACAGCTCGCGCTGGATGGCGCGGTAGGTGGGTTTGGCGATGAGCGGGTCGGAGAGCGTGGACAGGTCTATCTCGACGATGGTGAGCGACGCGGCGTCGCGCTCCGGGTTGGCCAGCTCGGCGCGATCCACGACGACGCGGTCGCCGGTCGCGCCCTCGTCCTCGCCGGCGACATCCAATAGGAAGGCATAGATCGCGCTGGGGCGGGGGGCTTTCTGGCGCGGGTGCGATCCCTGCATGAGTGCGCGGCGGGTGGGCGGGAACATCCCGCCCTCGGCGTCGATCTCCTCGTTGAAATACTGCGTGCGCACGAGCGGATGCTGGCGGCCATGCTTTGCGACCTGGCGCTCGACGAACACGCCGTAGGCCGGGTTCTCGCGGGCGACCTGCTCAGGCGTGACGACGAACACTCGTTTGACTCCGTCCTGCGCTTCGAGCGCGCGCAGGCGCTTGATCGTGCGGGCGAGCAATGTTTTGGAAGTCCAGGCCGTGCCCCACAGGGCCATGGTGGCGTTGGTGGAGGCCATCATCGGCTCGAACTTCAACCCCCACTGCGTCTCGCTGATGTCCTGGGCCTCGTCGCCCTCCAGTAGGAGCGTTGCCGATGCGCCCACGGCCTGGGCCTGCGGCTCGGCGGAGAAGAAAGTGATCGTCGCCTGGCCGAGTTGGAAGATGTAGCCCTCGCGCTTGCGCATCTCGTTCTTGTTCCAGTCGTTGCGCAGCGCGGCCTCGAGCCGCAGCATCGCGTTGATGCTCTGCGGCTTGAAGGTCGGCGAGGCCTTGACGATCTGCGCCTGCGGCACGAGTTGGAAGAGATTGAGCAAGTAAGCCTCGATCTGCGCCTGGGTCTCGTTCTTCCCCGACTGGCGCGGGAACATGATTGCGAACTCGCGCCCGCGCTTGCGGAGCACTGAGTCCACGATGGCCCAGGCGGGCGCGAGCTGGTAGCGGTAGAGGGGCCGGTGGATGACGAGGCGCGAGAAGCCGCTGATGCGGGTCAGCCATTTCTTGGCGGCTTCCTTGGCCTGGGCGAATAAGGATGGGTCCATAAGTGATCATGGCGTCATGTACGTTCGCAATCCATAAAGGAACTCGGCGAGGATGCTGATCAGGGTCAGCAGCAGCAGGCGGTTCTGTGCGTTGGTGGCCTGCTCCAGCTTGGAGATGCGCAGCTCTATCGCGCGCTGCCAGTCGTTTTCGGGCGGCGGCGCTTCCTGGTCGGCGCCGACGGTGGGCACGATGGCGCGGGCGAAGCGGCGGAGCGCGGCTCCGAGTTGGCGCGGTGGGCGGCGGGTTTTGTTCATCAGCGTTCTTTGCGACCCTTTAGGGCGGCTCGGGGAGTCCGATCTCTGTTCCCAGCTCGTCGAGCGCGGCGGCGATGGCGGCGGTCAGGCCCTCGGCGGCCTGGCCTCCGAGGGCGCGCTGGTCGCGGAGCAGGCGGGCCAGTCGAGTGGCGCCCTGCGCGTGGAGGCCAATGAGCTTGACCACGTCGTCGGTTGTGGCCCCCTCGGCCAGCACGGCGTCGATGTAGGTGGAGAGCTGCGCCTGGCGCGCCTGGGCGTCGAGTAGGATGTCGGTAATGGTGTCGAGTTTGCGGGGCGGGAGTGAAGAGTAAAAGCCGTGGGTCTTGGCGTTGGAGTTGCGGCGTTGAGCGCCGCGGCTGCGGGTCTTACTGGAGCGAGTGGGTCGGGACCTGGGCATTGAAGAAGTCAGGCGGGACGGCCCAGCGGCGGGCGACGTGGAAAAGCAGCGTGTAGGCGAGCGCCGCAAGTGCGACGAGCAGCAGCGAGAAGAGCGCCAGCGGCTTGTCCATGGGTGGGTATAGTAGAACGATTGAGCGGGGGCGTCAACCCCCGACCAGATTGGGGGCCAGCCCTCGATCCAAGTCGGGGGTCAAGGAAGAAGTGGAGCGGGGAAGGGGGAAATTGGCAAATCGTTAGACTTAACTAATCTTATGGCTAACGATTTGTGAGCGTGGCCTGCCCCCCTGCCCCGATTCTGTTAGGCAGAATCGTGCCAGTGGCCTGGGATGCGCTCCCACCACGGCACGGGTGCGGGCGCGTGCTCTTCGTTGCGGCTGATCTGTGACGAGCGCATGTTTACGACGATGATGATGACCGTTGCGCCAGCGATGATGCAGGTCAAGCAGACCAAGGAGAGCGCAACGGCGGCCGGTATCGTCATTTATGGCCTGGGTTGCCCGGGCGGCCGGGGGCAGTTGTGGTCCCCGCCTTCGCGGGGATGGCCGCGTCCATCGTCATGCCTGGCGCGCCCGTCTGCTCGGGCTCATGCTCACGCGCCAGGCTTCGTTGGGCGGGCCGCCCTTGCGCTTCGCGCCGTTGATCTTGCTCGAGCATGTGCGGCAGCGCCCGCCAGAGTTGTTAGAGATGGGGCTGCCGCAGTCGGAGCAGCGCTTGTCGTGGCTGTAGAGGCCGGGGTGCTCGTAGCCGCCGCGTCCGTGTTTGTGGTGGGTCGGCGGGGCGTCGAGCACGCGCCAGGCGTCGAAGGCGCACGGGAGCGGGTCGAAGCGGCGGATGCCCTGGGCGTCGAGCCAGCCGGTGACGCCGCGCAGGCACTCGGGCCGGATCGCGCCGCCCACCTGGCAGGCGCAGGTGCGGCAGTGGCCGTTCTTGGTCTTTGATCTTGTGTACGACCGTTTCACGTCGCGCCCCGGACGACGGCGAGTAGTTGCGCGCCGATGAATTCGGTGTAGGCGGGCGGGACGGCTTGGGTCAACTCGCCCCAGTCCATCCAGTCGATGCCCATCACGTCGCGGCCCTCCTCGATCCCCTTTGCAATTCTCCCAAGCCGGTGATGGCGGTAACTTACTCGCCGGCCGTCGGGCCTCGAGCCGTAGACGCCGATGGTGTACTTCGCTGAATAGTGAGCGCATGGCAGAGCCAGCAGCAGAACGCTGCTCTCAAAGTAGCGGTGCCGTGCGGTCTGCAAGCCGAAAGACACTCCGCATAGGATGACCTGCGTCCTGAGCGGGCTGTTCTTCACGTTCTCGATCACCCACGATTTGCCGGTCTGCTCGAGCACTCGCCGAGTTTCCGCGATCATGTCGGGGTGCTCTGTCGTCACGTGGCCGAACCGGGCCAGCGTGATGTTTCTCATGCCTGTGTAAGCCTGGCAAGGCGGGCTGGCGTGGACGGCGTCGAACTCCGCGCCGTGCGCGGCGCAGTATGTGAGCGCGTCGGCCTGCACGAACTCGAAGGGATAGTGCGGCTGCGGCTCGATGTCCACGCCCACGATCGTGTCGAAGCCCGCGCGGTGGTAGCCGACGGCGGCCCCGCCTGCGCCGCAGAAGAGATCAAGGAGCTTCATATCCCGATCAATGCTTTCTGCACGTCGACCTTCGTCGTCGCCCACAGCACGTGCCGCCCGTTGGCCCCGGTCGCGGCGCGCGGCCGGAAGGCGGTCGGGTTGATCCCGTAGGGGAGCGCGCGCACGACGGTCGCCCATTCGACCTCGGACGGGTGCTGGTAGGCGCGCACGATCTGGAGCGTGAGATTGCCGCCGTTGAGCATCAGGCCGATGGTCAGGCCGCCCGTCAGCCTCGGCGTCCACTGCGGGACGCCGGGCTGGAGTTCGGCGGCGCGGGCGAGTTGGCGCAGGATACAGGGGAGTGCTGTGCCGTTGCGCTTGGGCGCGGTCATGGCTCGATCCGACATCCCATCTTCAAGTTGCGCGCGATGCTCAGCCCCATGCTGGCGATGGCCTCGGGCATGTGAGCGGCGATCCAGCCCGACCACTGCTCGATCTGGCTGAGCACGTCGGCTTGGGTGTCGCCCTGCTCCAGCGCCGTCTGCACGGCGTCGAGCGCGACGGGGTAGGTCACGCCTCCGAGCGCGCACAGGACGCGGGCGGTCTCGTCGGCGAAGTTGGAAGCGTTATGTGGCGATGATGCCGCCGGGAGCGGCATCAGCTTTTCAGCAGGTAAGTTATCCACAGTAAGGTCCTTAATCATTAAAACAGTAGTAGCAGTAGGGCTGTGGACGCCTGACTCCGCTGGGAGCGGAGTCATCGCCACATAATCATTGTCGGCGGCCTGCCCGAGCAGCCGCCGGGAGTTGGCGGTGAGCGCGAAGAGCGGCCAGCGGCCATTCGGCAGGGAGATGACGAGATTGTGTTCGGGGCGTGACAGGATGCG